GCCATTGGGAAGGCCAAGGTAGCCTCGAAGGCTTCAAAGGCTCCTACGCCCGCAAATAAACCCAAGCCAACACCACGCAGAGTATTCGACCAGCGTATAGCAGACATGATCTGCATAGGACTGAGTGAGGGAATGAGCCTGCGCCAGATACTGAAGGCTGATACGACTGGAGTGCTTCCTGCGCAGAGTACGGTGTACGACTGGTTGTTGCGCCAGCCTGCCTTCGCGGAGCAATACGCCCGCGCAAGAGAGGAGCAGGCCGACACCAACGCTGATGAAATCTTGGAGATTGCCGACGAGATGCCGCCCAAGTTCACAGACGACAAGGGGCGTGTTTACCTCGACCAAACCTACATCCTGTGGCAGAAGCAACGCATCGAGGCCCGCAAGTGGACGGCCATGAAGTTGAAGCCCAAGAAGTACGGCGACAAGTTGGCGCTGGGTGGTGATGCTGACGCCCCGCCTATCAAAACAGAGGAAACATCGTCTAGCCGCCTGTTTGACATCATCCGCAACCTTGAGATGACCAAGCGTGCTGGCTAAAAAGCCTTCCACCACCTACGGGTTAACCCTTGCTTTCGGGCCTATTGGTGCCAGAAAACACGGGCTGAGACCAAAAGGTGCCACGTTATGTTAAGTTCTCTCCTCGACGAGGAAACCGCCGCCGAGTTTGACTCATGGGAAGAGCATGACCGCATCGCCCTGATTGCCCATGCCAACTGGGTGTCAGGTGCCCACAAGTATCAGATACCGCCACCATTAGAGCAGGACTACACCGTCTGGATGATGCTTGCGGGTAGGGGTGCCGGGAAGACCCGCAGTGCCGCCGAGGCGTTGTGGTGGTGGGCATGGACGCACCCTGACACCATGTCTATCGTGGTGGCACCCACCAGCAACGACTTGAAGTTCACCTGCTACGAGGGGCCAAGCGGCTTGCTGGCGTGCATCCCCAAGGAACTGGTGGTGGACTACAACAAGCAGGATCACCTGATCAGGCTATCGAACGGCTCCAAGATCAGGGGGGTGTCTGCTGACAGTTACGAGCGCCTGCGGGGTATCAACTCCAGTTTCGTCTGGTGCGACGAACTGGCCGCGTTCCAGTACATCCAAGAGGCTTGGGACATGATGGTCATGGGCCTGCGCATCAAACCAGACAAGAAGGCGCACAGCCAGCCCCGCGTCATTGTGACCACGACACCGAGGCCGAAGGACTTGATCCTCGACCTAGTCGGCAGGGAGGGTGACGACGTAGTGATCGACCGCGCCACAACATATGAGAACGCCGCCAACCTAGCCCCCACCTTCAGGCGGCAACTGGAACAGTACAAGGGGAGCAAACTCTACGAGCAGGAGGTGATGGGTGCCTTGGTCGATCTTGAGGACGGCAAGGTGGTGTCCCGCGATATGTTCAAACTGTGGCCGGGGCACAAGCCCTTCCCCAAGTTCGAGTACATCGTCCAGTCCTATGACTGCGCCTTCTCAGAGAAGGAACACAACGACCCGACGGCCATGACCACATGGGGCGTGTTCAAGCCCCTAGACGGGCCTATGAGCGTGCTTCTGATCGATTGCTGGGCTGAACACCTATCCTTCCCTAAACTCAAGCCCAAGGTCATTGAGGAGTGGCGTGTGTCGTATGGTGAAGGGCGCGACGCCAAGCGGCCAGACCTGATCCTCGTGGAGGACAAAGCCGCAGGCATATCCCTGATCCAAGAGTTGCGCTATGCCCACCTACCCGTGCGTGCCTACAACCCCGGCAGGGCTGACAAGATGCAGAGGCTCCAGATCACCGCGTCGATCTTCGCGACTGGCCGCGTCTGGTTGCCTGAGTCCGACACCCACAAGGGCTATGTCAGGAGTTGGGCCGAGGGCTTCCTGTCCCAGATATGCGCGTTCCCTGATGCGGCACACGACGACTATGTCGATAGCGCAACGCAAGCGATTCGGTTACTCAAAGACATGAACTGGCTCGACATCAATCCCGAACCCCCTGATAATGACGACGATTATCTGGAGTTCACCCAACCGAAGCGGGTGAACCCGTATTCTGTTTAAGGAGCAACATGGCTGACCCAACCAAGGTGATCAAAGGCGGATTAAAGGCTATACAGGCCGCAAGCAAGGCGGCTGATGAGCAGTTGGCCGCAGGCAAGTTGAAGGCGGCACTGGAGGCCCAGCAAGCGCCCATGACGCGCCCCCAAGGCACTGGCTTGCCTCTGATGCCCCGAGACTATGGGATGTACACCTTGCGTGAGCAGAAAGACCTTCCCCGTATGCCAATGGTGGACAAGGCCCGCGCCGAAGGCAAATCGCCCAAGTACAACGAGCGGATGCAAGATTTGCTCGACAGTCCCAAGGCCCGCAAGAAGGTGGACAACCTGATCAACAAGGGCAAAGACCTCAACGTACAGGAGTGGTACGGCACCGAACCCCTGCGCCAAGTTACGCTGGATGCTGGCCGCACACCAGAGCAGTTTGAGTCAATGCTGGCGCAATTGGCAAGCGCCAGCCAGCGCAACCCGGTGGACAAGCAGAATCAGATGGGTTCATACCTGTACTACCTGAGTGAGACAGGCCAACTGCCTGCCAATTCACTCTTGTTGACGAACAAACTCAAGAAGGCGCTCAAGGAAGACCCGTCGCTGGCCCAAGGCCGCACCTTGGTAGAGTTGCCCAAGGGCTATGGATCGCTGGCGCAGGGTGACATCTTTAACCGCGCTGTGATGATCGGCCAAGGCGACATTGCTGGCGCTCTACCCCCAAATAAGAAGTTGGGCACCTTCTATGAAAACCTACTGGGCAACGTCAAGCCCGTGACGGTGGATGTGAACGCACTGCGTGGCCCTATCATTGAGCAAGGTGACCCGCGTTGGCTGACATCCAAGTTGGTGGAGAAGGATGAGACTGGCAAGATCACCAACTCGTACAAGCCGCGTGAGATGTATGACAGTGGCGAGATGTCGATGAGGGAGGCTCAACAGCGCCCCGGGTTTTGGGAGGCCGCGCCCTCTGGCTCCGAGTATGCAGGCTTTGAAGAACTGTGGCAACGCGGTGCAAAGCGTCACAGCATTGAGCCAGCAGAGGCGCAGGCGCTGGGCTGGTACGGCTCTGCTGATGTGACGGCGCTGAAGACCAAGCCAGAGAACTATGTGGACAACCTTGAGAGGTTGATCAAGCACACAGCCGAGCAGACAGGTAAGTCGCCTTCTGAGGTAATGAACGACATGATTACTGGCAAGGGCTTCCTACGCAAGGAGGGCGGCGCAGTGAAGCGCGAAGAATCCAAAGAAGACATGGCCCGATTCCAAAAGCGATTCGCTATGCACAAGGCTATTGGCGGCAGAGTCAAGAAGATGGCAGGCGGTGGCCGTGTCAGCATCTTTGACGCGCCAGCAAAGCGCATGGCAAGTGGTGGTAAGGCCAGCATCTTCGACAAGCCCGTCCACATGGTTGACGGTGGCAAAATCGGCAGAGGCTTGATGAGCGTCTTTGACAAAGCCAGCAAGGCCGCTGATGCCACGCTGGCTGGCGCAAAGGCATTACCTGTGGCAGAGCGCGACGCTAACCTTGCCAAGATGCTTGAGAAGAGCAAGGTTAAGAACAAGGCGTATCACGCAACAGATCAAGATGTAAAGCGGTTTGATCCAAAAGCAGACAAGCGAACAGAGAACAAGTCCAACATTGCTGGGTGGATGACAAACGATCCAGAGTTTGCAAACGACTTTGCGTCGCAGAAGTTTAGGTATTGGAAGACCCGTGAAAGACCTTGGGAGGAAGACCCTAATGTGCCACCGGGCGTGAACATTATGCCTGTGCATTTGTCAATTGAGAATCCTTTTTACGCCACCGACCTGATCAAGAATTTATCTGGCGAACTGAACATGGATGAGGCCAATGCCGTGGCAAAGGCGCTAGGTGTAGGCGTTGATGAGTTGCTTGGCGACATCCCCAAGGCCATTAAGTACAAATCCTCTGGTAGTGAGCGTGAGCATATGCCCAGAGGGTTTGACCTTGTGAAGTCCACCGTGGCAACCGACGCGATGAAGCGACTAGGCCATGACGGCGTGATTGCCATTGAGAACGGCTCAGAAGTCTACGCGCCCTTCAAGGAAACGCAAATCAAATCTGCCACAGGCAACCGTGGCACCTATGACCTTGGAGAGTCTGACATCACTAAAGCCCGTGGTGGCCTGCTCCACATGGACAAGGGCGGGAATGTAAAAGATAAGAGTTGGGAAGAAAGACTCTTCAAAAAATTTGAACATCTTCCCAAAATAGGGCCTCCATCACCATTTTCTCCGTTAGACGTTGCTTATGGGTTATACAAATATAAAACAGGAGCATTCCCAATAGAAAACTGGTATAGCGACCTTGAATTTCGTACAAGACCCCGTCAAATTGATACAGGTTCTGTGCCTGTGGGCACGCAATTTAACTCAACTGATTTTGATTCAAATGAGTTAAACAAAAAACTTGAACCAGTTCAAAGCCGCGCCAAAGGCGGTGCCGTCGGGCAAGAGTCACCAGCAGACATGGCACGTTTTAAGAAACGGTTTGCCATGCACAAAGCAATTGGTGGCGCGGTCAAGAAGCCCCAGAAGTTTGACGGTGGTGGCATTGCATCCCCAGAGGAAAGTTCTGGCTCTCCACCTGACCGTGAGCAAACCAAGGCTGGCCTGATGGCCGAGTTTCTTGCCAAAGCGGCAAAGGATCAAGGCAAGGAGGAATTGTCCAGCCTAAAAAAGCCACGCGCCCTCACGGATTTGCTTAACCGTGGCGTGCTGGCGAACAATCCATTAAGCGCAGGCGTTGACCTTTTCAATTTAGGTCTGAATGTTGTTGGTGCAGGGAGCGAAAAGCCATTCCTTGGGTCTGAACACATGAAGGACTTGATGAACAAGACGGGCGTGACATCAGGCGAAGAGCGCCCCATGATGGAGACTGCGTTGAGTTTTGCCAGCCCCGCAGGCATGATCAAGGGGGCTATGAAAGCAACAGACGCGGCAAAGAAAGCGCCTGAGTTAATCAAAAAGGCATCAGACGCATTCACTTCAAGTAAAATGTCTCCTCTGGCAACAGGGGTGAAGACTGCAACGGCAGGGAAGCCAACAGGAGCAACATATGCTACAAAACAAGAAGGGCCATTCTTCCGAGTCAGCCCAACAACACTTGACACAAGTAAGGCAAAGACGCGAGGAATTAGAGAGGGAGATGAACTACAAGGCCCAGCCCCTCTCGGAGAAGGAGCAGGATCAACTGGACGCGAAACTCCGCAACTCTTATCGTCAGAAGAGGTGGGTCGAATAATTGCAGACCCAGTTGCAAACGAGCCACTGAACATTGCAAAGAAATACACGCAAGAGACCCAAGGCGTTGACTTTGGGGTGCCTAACATCCCTGAAAGTTCGCTTGCCAAACAGTCAGCCATTGGCCGCGCACAGCAACTTGCGGTAGAGGGATCGCCTGAGTACAAGACGGCGGTGTTTGACGCCTATGCCAAGCAGATGCCTGATGTGCTTGAGCAGGCAGGAGCCAAGAACTACGACGACCTGATGGAGAAGGCTTATCGTCAGATGGCAAAGGAGACTGACGATCAGTTCAAAGTCCTGCCTTACAACTTTTCGTACCACCGCGCAGGTGAGGGAAACTACAACGGGGCTATGGACATGGCCTCTGATGTCCACGGCAACAAACACCTGTATGTGTACCAAGGCGGTGACAAGCACGATTTTCTAAACCGCATAGACCCAGCGTCTGGCTTGAACGAGAACGAGAAGTTCCGCGCTGTTCACGACCTGCTTGGTCACGCCATCTACGGCAACCAGTTTGGCCCCAAGGGTGAGGAGATGGCATGGGCCGTTCACAGCCAGATGTACAGCCCGTTGGCAAGGTTGGCTATGACAGCGGAGACTCGCGGTCAGAACTCAATGGTCAACTACAGCCCGCTGAACGCAAACTTAAAGGCTGAACTGGCAAAATACGACAACATGGCAAACGAAGCCCGCAGGAAGGGCGACGAGACTCTTTTGAGCAAGATCAATGCGGCCAAGCGGCAAGCATATGCTGGCTTTGAATTTGCGCCCAACAAGGCGGTTTTACTGCCCCCTGAGTTCCTTGACCCCAAGTTTGCTGGCGGAATGCCTGCTTACCTACAAGCCGCAAACCGACCCGCCAAGGGAACCGAAACCCAATCGGTTTTGACTCACTTTAGCAACGACCCTAATTTGCAATCAACTGATCCTCGCAGGTACGGCACTGGCATTAAGGGTGCGGAGGGTGAGCGCCTGCGCGACTATGCTGGTGGCGTGCGTGACCGCTCGTACTTCTACATGGGCGAACCCGGGACGGTGTCACCCGAATCGGGCCTCGGGGTAAACCGCTACCGTGGCGAGGCGTCCAGCCTGTACGACATCACGCAAGACCCGTTGAATTTTCAGAAGTTAGCCCGCGAGTCAAACCGCACGCCATTTACGGCAAAAGTCAACCAAGGCGTAACCTACCCTTTACAGGATGCCAACGACATCGAACGTTTGGTTAAAGAATACGGCTACCAAGGCATGGCAAATCCAAAGGCCACCAAGCCAACGGCTATCATGTTTAAAGAAACACCAGTTCGCCGCCAAGCACGCGGTGGGCTTACATTGATGAGATAACTTTATGGCAACACAATTTCCAAATGACCCCAACGCAGACCGTTTTATTGACGGTCTGAAGATGACTGACGACGGCGGTGCTGTTGCTGAAGTGCCTGAAGAGGGTCAAGATGTCGAGGAGTTGGAAGATGGCTCGGCCATCGTGACGCTAGGTGAGTTCAAAGGCCCAGAAGAGAACCCAGACTTCTACGAGAACCTTGCGGAGACCATCAACATCTTTGACCTTGAGAAGATTGGGATGCGATACCTTGATCTGATTGAGAAGGACAAGGAGGCCCGCGAGAAGCGTGACAAGCAGTATGAAGAGGGTCTCAAGCGCACGGGCTTGGGCGATGACGCCCCCGGTGGTGCAAACTTCTTCGGTGCCTCCAAGGTTGTCCACCCCATCATGGCCGAGGCGTGCGTTGACTTTGCCGCCCGCGCCATCAAGGAAATGTTCCCACCTGACGGCCCAGTGCGTACCAAGATTTTGGGCGAGGTTACCGAAGAGAAGACCGAGACCGCAGAGCGTAAGCGCGACTACCTCAACTGGCAGTTGACCGAGCAGATGGTCGAGTTCCGCGACGAGCAAGAGCAGTTGCTCACGCAGTTGCCACTTGGCGGCTCACAGTTTATGAAGATTTGGTACGACGACAAGAAGCGCCGCCCCTGCGCTGAGTTTGTGCCCATCGACAACATCCTCCTGCCCTATGCCGCCGTGAACTTCTACACAGCCCAGCGCGTGACAGAACAGCAGGACATCACTGGCTGGGAGATGCAACAGCGCATCGACCGTGGCCTGTACCGCGACATCAGGCTGATCCGCGCTACGGCAGAGCCAGAGCAAACAGCGTCCGAGAAGGCCAACAGCAAGATTGAGGGCAAGTCGTGGGATGACAACGAGGACGGCCTGCGCCGCGTGTTCCACATCCACACATGGCTGTCAATTGACGACGACTCATTGACCAACGGTGACTCCGCCCCCTACATCCTGATGGTTGACGAGTTGGAGAGCAAAGTGCTTGGCCTCTACCGCAACTGGGAAGAGGGCGACGAGGCAATGGAAAAACTGGACTGGATGGTCGAGTTTAAATTCATCCCTTGGAGGGGCGCATACGCTGTTGGGCTACCTCACCTCATCGGAGGTCTCAGCGCGGCCTTGACGGGCGCATTAAGGGCTTTGCTGGACACTGCGCACATCAACAACTCGGCCACGATGCTGAAGTTGAAGGGTGCCCGCATCTCTGGTCAGACTCAGCAGATCGAAGTGACGCAGGTGACGGAGATCGAAAGCGCCCCCGGTGTCGATGACATCCGCAAGATTGCCATGCCCATGCCGTTTAATCCGCCATCGCCTGTGCTGTTTCAATTGCTCGGCTTTATCACCGACGCCGCCAAAGGCGTGGTGACCACCGCTGAAGAGAAGATTGCAGACGCCAAGTCTACGATGCCAGTAGGCACCACGCAGGCT